TGACGGGGTGTCAAGTGCTTTTTATAAAAATTTTTATAAAAAATTTTTTTGGGGGTATGCGGGGAATGAATGTGGGGGTACAGCAGCAGACGCTCCCCCATAAGCCGGCGGACGGGGGGGGTCCAGCCAGCGGCCAGACTGGGCTCAGATGCCCAGAAACTTAGGGTTAACCCTCATCAATTGGGTCGCTGTCAATCCCGTTTACGGGCATGACATCGATTACACGGTGACGCAGTGCATCGAGCGCCATCGAGCCCAGGTCGATGCTGATGAGCGGCTGCTGCTTGTCGCCATAGGTTTCGGGATTGAGCTTGGCGGCCATCCTCCAGCGGTTATCGCTGCGCAGCTTGGCTAGCTGCACCTCCTGTACGGTCGCAGCGTCAGCGATGTCGATGGTCTGCTCTGCTAAACTCTGTGCGGCTCGCGTGCGCGCCTGCGCATATGCCGAGCGGCGTGCCTCTCCGCCCCTATCGACCCATCGGTCGAACGTAGTGACCGCGATACCCAATCCCTTGCACAGTGCTGAGATGGTGCAGCCCGATGCAACTGATTCGATCACGGCAGCTTCCCCACCGAATGCGTGAATAGCCTTATTCGCCGAACTCATCTCGGCCTTCTTGACGTGCGCTGCAGCGACATTGGCTGCGCTCTGGTCTGCCATCTCGGCCAATGTGTCTCGGCTCATCCCAAGTACTCCTCAATTATTTTGAACCCCTCATCGGCTGACCGTGCGATGACGCACAGGTAGCCCTCGTCGTTTAATTGCTTTGCAATGCAATTCTGTTCCTTGCTGACGACCCCGACCTTGGTCTTCATCTCCACGAACAACCCGCCAAAGCCCTTGGATCGCTTTAGGACGCACAGATCAGGCATCCCAGCCAGTACCCCCTCACCATGCAGCCTAACGCGCTCTGAGGCCGTTCTGTCGCCCCCATTCGGTATGGCCGCAATCAGCACGTCCGGATAAAACGCCCTGACCCGCTGCACCAGCCGCACCTGCTCGGTATGCTCAATGCTTTTCCTTTTGCGCTTTAAGTCAATTCCCACCATGGCGTCGATTCTACGGACTCCGCAGGCGTTGCGGCGTCCCGATCCACGAACAGGTGGCAGTGATGCAGCACTGCGTCCGGAATGCAGTGCAAATCCGTCTTTGTACAAAAGTCCTGACTGAACTCAACCCTGACCCAGCCGTTCTTTGTAACGGCTCCGTGAAACATCCACTGTGCAGGCTTTTCGTTGAGCCTCCTCATCTTCTCAAAGTCGGCTGCCGTGAAATTCCAGCGCTGTATCCTCGACTCCAGATTTCCGCAGTTTTTGCACAAAACGCGGGTCTCGTTGGACCAGCCATCAGCCTGTGGATAACTTTTCACTGTCAAGCCCACAAGTCGAGGATACCAAGTCGAAGATACCCCCCATGGGAAAAATCTCCGGTATCTTCGACTTTTGTCAAGCCCAGAAAATCGGTGATTAGGCTGTGGATAACCTGTGGATAACTCCACAGGGTTATCCCCAAGCGCATCACTTTGTCGGGGATACGTATCTCCGAGGTATCTTCGAGGTATCTCCGTATCCTCGACTTGGCTGGAGACATCATTTCAGCCCTCATGGCCGCCCCCTTGGGACAAAATGTTCCACGAATTATTGGCCGTGTTTGGGGCAAATCTCTTGAAAATGGAGATGCCGATTGCCCGTTTTACATCCCCCTTGGAGCTTCCTGGGACCGCCGCATAGACCTCGGCCCAGTCTAGCTTGTACGCATTGGGATGCTCAAAACAGTCCTTTGGAGCGTTGGAGCCGCGGCGGAGGACGACCCCTTCGGGGTGCTCATTGATGACGGATTGAACGAAAGCTGCTGCCGTGTCGCACTTGTCCATCATGCGCAGGGACTTGCTATCCTCAATTCGGGCGGCTGCTTCCTGCTTACGGCTGGCTTCACTTGTCGGGTACGGGATGACCGTGATGCACTGGATGTCTTGAGGGGTGCCGTGGCGCGTGATGACCACCTCGTTGTGGATGTGGGTCTGAAGGCTGATCTCTCGGGTTATGGGCTCGTAGCGGGTCTTGACGAGCCGCATGAACCTGTTCTTTTCTTCATCCATGAACAGGATGGCTGTGAGTGTGGCGTCTCCGGTGAACGCGGAGGCTCCACGGGCCAGAGCTGCGTCATCGTTGGTGGTGGCCGTCTTGGCCGTGTGGGCGATGATCTTAATTGGGGTGGAAAGCTGGGTGTAGATAGTCTGCTTGATGGCGGCCATGAAGCTGCCGACCTCAGAGTTATCGTTCTCATTTTCTATATCAAGGGTCGCATTGGATGTATCAATAACAAGAAAAGGCCGCTCATTATTAACAGTGTGATTAATCACATTCTCGGCCAATAATAGTATCTCTGGGACCTTGGAGCGCTTTGATTCAATGACGATAAACCACTCGGCGACTTCTTCTGAGTTGAGATTCCAGTACTTGACGTAGGCATAGAGAGATTGTCGGACTTGGTTGGCGTCCTCGGTGACGTAGAGAATCTTCCTGCGGGATTCGGTCTTTAGTGGGGAATCTGATAAGCGGAATCCGGCGACGATAAGGCAGACCGACACCATGGCCGTGGTCTTGCCTATCCCAGGCTGGCCGGCGGTGACGGAAAAGCTGTGGGCCATGAACCCGTCAATCAGGTACTCGACTGGGTGCAGCTTGGTCAGGTCGAGGGTGAGTTCTTTCCAGTACGGGGCTGGACTGGATACCTGATTTGGGTTCGTCTCTACCCCTTCTGGGTTTGTGGCCTGCCTCGCTTGGATGAAGGTGGAGAAGTCCTCGACCGCCGACTTGCGGTCAGCGGCCTTGGATGGTGGGTTGTAGCCGGCCTCCTTGGCGTGGTGGAACAGCGTGCCGATGGCGACTCCCTTGCCCTGGTTGAATGACTTCCAGTGGGTATTGATGTCCTGCTCTGAGACATACTTTGTGCCTTGGCCGCTCCAGCTTGACCAAAGGCCGTGGCCTTGGGCGCCGAATGCATCGTGCAGCGCTTGGCCAATGTCAATCCATGTGTCGTAGTCAATATCTGGGTTGATGTACTGGAGCGCCTCAGCGGCCTTGGAGTAGTCGTCTGTGGCCGATGAGGTGACGGGCTGGTACTCAGGCTTAAGCAACCGTGGCACTTCGACCGGTTGGTTGGAGTTGTCCTGCTCAATCACGCCCCACATGGTCAGCAGGGACAGTAGATTGTCATGCATCTCGTTAGATAGCTTGCCAGTTAGCTTGGAGCCAGACAAGAGTACAGACTTGCCTGGGGATGTCGGCAGCCCGAACACCTCGATCTCTTGGCCGCCGCCGAGTTTGTACTTGGGTTTGATCTTGTCGAGGTCTTCATCGGCCACGAACAGGAAGACGTGCCGGCCACGTCCGGAGACGCTTACCTCCGTCAGTTGATCCTGCTGCTTGACCCACGAGGCCATGCGCTGGATGGAAATGTTTGTCGGGGCTGTGGAGTGCTTCATGTCCACGTCGAGGCACACGAGGTACGCGCCTTGGCTCATGGCCGGCGACTGCATCACGATGCCCAGATAGTCGCCGGCTGGCGCGGTGGTCATTGCCAGCACCTCTTGTGCGTTGTAAAGCTGCTCTGGTGGAGTGTCACGCGCTACACCCTGGCCTGACTTCTTGTATGGGATTTTCTTTTTGTCGGCGGTGACTGCAAACGTGCAGAACACTGCTTCGGGGTGCTGCTCGATGAGACGTGTCGCAACAGCCTGAGACGCCCTGAATGTTTCAGATGCGTCTGCTTTGGGTAAAATACTCATGTCGTTGATCTCGCGGTTGACTTCATTGCTGTTCTCTCCTTCTGGTTAATCCAGTTGACCCCTGACGGTTCACGCTGTCAGGGGTTTTCTTTTTGGGAAAAAGGATTCTAGTCCTTGGCTTTTTCTTTGACCAAACTGGCAGCCGCGTGCTTCTCACCGATCAGGTCATCGCTGATGGCGATGTCCAGCTTGGCGATGGCTGACGGGCTCTTGAGATCGAACGCCTGCGGGAATGACTTCAGAGCCTCGTAGGCCAAGGCATCACTCTTCCAAAACTTGGTCTTTCGCCCTGGGCGCAGCGTCCAGCCTTGGATGGATGAACCCTCGGTGATCTGCTTCTTGGCTAATTCCAAAACTGACTCTGACCAAATCAAAGCGAGTTGGGCCAGTTCAATCATGTCGGGGGTGACTGGTGGCACTTTGACTGTCTCGTCCTTCTCAGCCAGCTTGACGGTCTCAGCGAACTCCTTGCGTGCGTTGTCCTGCACCTTCTGCCGCATGGACGGGCAGATGGGCTTGGCCTTGCAGTACTTGCAGGCTGATGTGCTGGGGTTGGTGGGCGCGTCAAATGTCAGGGCCAAGTTGGCAGCGGCCAGCAGGTCTTGGCCGTGCTTTTTTAACTCTGCCCCTGTGGTCTTGTGTACAGATACGCCAGTGCCAGGTTGGAAAATCACCAGATCAACATTGATTGACTCTGGAGCGTTGAGCTTGAGCATTGCGCCAAGCGCGTATGTTTTAAGCTGCATGTTGTCCTCTGCACTGACCGCAACCCTTCCGGTTTTTAAATCGATACATGCAAGCGTGTCGCCTTCGACAAGGATGGCATCGGCAGTGCCGCCAAGTGCGTAGTGGATGGCCTTCAGTCCTTCATCCACATTGACTTCGATCAACTTCTTGCGTGGGTTGGCAAAGTAGCCGTTTACAAAATCAGCATACTCACGCGCCATAGTGATGAACTCGGGATCAATGTCTGGATCGTCAATCTCCTCACCCCGCAGCATCTTCTCGGATAGCTCATGGATAGCCGTGCCTTTGGCGGCAGCAGGCCCAGCCGGCTCGTATGGCATGAGGCTTTCCAGCCTGTAGCTGCCTGGGCAGGACATTACCCTATCCATGCGTGATGCCGACAGTCTTGCGTGTTTACGATTTTGGTGCATGGTTGCTTTCTCCTTTGATTAATTTGACTGAGTGACCCCGAACTTTATGGCCTTTGATGATTGCTGACGCGACACTTGCACCATGCACACCCAGATGTCGGGCAGCGGCATTCTGGCTTGGAAACAAGACCCCATCGACATCAACCTGATTTGTCCATGTGTGGGTTTTTCTTTGCAGAGATTGGTAGCTGTGGCGGTGGTTGTCTGAGCACGAAAGCCACTCAAGGTTTTCAACCCTGTTGTCGTTGCGCTGCCCATTCTTGTGATTGACCTGCAATGCTTTGTCGCCATCGATGAAAGCGGCAGCGACAAGACGATGCACCAGCTTGCAATTTCCGCGACCCAAGACCACGGCAACATATCCATTGGGGAATGTGTGGGGCTTGATTGGCTTTCCCTTAAATCGTCTTTCGTTGTATGACCCGTAACGATTGCGTAAAAGCCTCACCCGATCAACACTGCGCACATCACCAAGGCTGCTGACCTCGTACCCTGGCACATCATCAATTGCCTTCCAAGTTTCCATAATCATCCTCCTGTAAGTTTATATTGTATCACAGGATTTAGATGATCTGGTTCACGATGTTCTGCTTTTTCAGCACCTTGGCCAGCACATTGTGGTCAAGCGATGCCCTGATGGTCAGCAGGTAGATCACCGGCTTCACGCCTGACTTGTTGATGTTCTCCACCCTGCTGGATGCCTGCTCCAGCGCACTGGTGCTCCATGTGCATTCGACAAAAACAATTGTGTCAGCCGCACTCAGGTCCACGCCCTCACTCATGGCCGCAATGTTCCCCACGATGACCTTGGTCTTGCCGGCTTGGAATGCGGCGATGTTCTCGTCCCGCTTGGCCCTCGGCGTGTCGCCCACCACCACCACGGGCTTGTGGTCCTTGAGTTGCTCGACCAGACCGTGGACCACATCCTTGTGGTGCGCAAACACCACCACCGGCTCACCCGACTGGAGCAGGTCGTCAATAAACTCTGATGCGGCCTTGATCTTGCGCATCCCTGCCTCACGCATGATCTCGGCCAGCCCCTCAAAGGCCAGCAGGGCGTTTGGATTGGCCACCAGCGCATCGGCATCGAACTGCTGCTCTTTCTTGTCCACGGGCAGGTCGAAGGTGATGAGACTGACCTGCGGGTCCTTGTAGTCCACGAAGACATCTTCCTTTTTCCTGCGCAGGACATGGGGTCGCATCAGCGCCTTAAGTTCGGGGATGTTGCTGGCACCGGACACATCTAACCCCCAGGGAGCATTCCACATCTTGGCGTACCGAGCAGCGAAGTCAAACCAGCCGCCACGGAAGATTCCAAGCCCGTGGAGGATGGGCCAAAGCTCGATGGGCCTGTTGGGTATTGGTGTGCCACTGAGTGCGTACACCCGATCAATCTTTTTCATCATCAGCATGGCCGCCTTGGTGCGCAGCGCCTTGTGGTTTTTGACCCTGTGACACTCATCAAATACGACAGTTTGTATTCCCGCATGAGCCGTAACGCTTGACAAGATGTCGTAGTTGATGATGGTCACACCAGAGGCGATAAGCTCTCCGGCCTGCTTCTTCCCGTTGATGACCCTGACCTTGACGGACGGGTCCAGCTTATGGAATGCGGCCTCCCAGACGCTCTTGGCAATGGCTGGGCACACGATGATGGCCGGCAGGTGCTCAAGGGCAGCGGCAGCCGTTGGCAGGGTCTTGCCAACCCTTGGCTGGTCGGCCAGAATGCAGCGCCTCCTGTACAACAGGAACTGCTTGGCTTCTTCTTGGTGGGGGTAGAGTGTGATGGTCATGGTTTGGAGTCTCGCATAAAAAAACTTGCAAGACAATAAAAACTTGACTTACAATGCAATCGCTGCAATCCGCAGCTTTAACGTAAAAACGAGGAAAACGATATGTCTACAAGAGTTGTTACCGGCAAATGCCGCTTTGTGTATTGCTCAGTGATGAGCGCACGCAAGAATGAGATGAACGGCAAGGACGAGTTCAGCACGCAGGTGCTGGTGCCCAAGACTGATACCGAGACGGTAGCAGCACTGAAGGCCGCTGCCAAGGAAGCTCTGACCGCCAAGTTCGGCGACAAGATTCCGAAGAATGTACGCAATCCTTTGCGTGACGGCGATACAGAGACCAAGAGCGATGGCTCGCCGTTGGGCAAGGAGTACGCCGGCCATTTCTTTTTCAACACCAAGAGCACCAACAAGCCAGGGGCTGTGGACGCCAATGGCGCCGACCTGTTGGGCAGCAATGACATTGCTTCTGGCGACTATGGCCGCGTGTCACTGAACGCCTACGCCTACAGCCAAGCCGGCAACAATGGCGTCTCGTTCGGTCTGAACAATGTGATGCTGGTGGCCAAGGGTGAGCCGCTGGGTGGTGCCAAGCCGAGCGCAGCGTCTGACTTCGGTCTCAGCGCCTCAAAGGCTGCGCCAGCGATGGCCGCTGAGTCTGACGACAACTGGTAAGAATCGGGGGCTGAAAGCGGATGCCGCCAAAAGCGGTGCAGCGAGTAAGCCCTCACCTTTAGGACACTCATGAAATACATTGCAGCCCACATACCTGACGAGATGCTGGGAAAGCTGGCCGCAGTGGCCAGCGGCCTCAAGATGTCTCGGTCTGCTTTGATTCGGCTGGCGCTGGAGTCTTACTTGCAGAATCCGCACTGGCTGATGCAAGCCGATCAAGCGCAGCAGCCAAGGAATTTACGGATGACCATAACGGACTGACGGCACCGGACAGCCACCGGCTGACCTGCGGGGGCTGGATGCCAGCCTCGCGGCAGACAGCATTCATCCTGATGCCGTTGGCCTTGGCCCTGTCCCTGATGTCTTGTACCGATTCCATGACTTAATTTTAACGGTGGCAAGTTTATTTGTTGACCACTATGCAATTTTATTTATTTAGTGCATAATCCGTAACACATAGCAAATTCGCTATGAACAAGGAGTAAAAACATGAGCAAATTAAGCGACCGCGCAGAGGCGGTATTGGACTACCTGCTGGTGCTGACCATCGGCGTCTGCTTGGCACTGGCCTTGGTGGCATGGTGGTCAGCATGAAGAAAAAAGCAACACCAGCGCCAGCGCTGAACAAGATGGTCGGCATCTACAAGCCGATTGAACTCAAGCCGTTCACAGGCCGACCTGGGGCCATGGATGCATTCAAGCTGCCGTCCCTGATTGGGACTTCTCGTATATACAGAAAAGACGCAGGAGACCTCAAATGAGCATGGAGACGGGAATCGTTGCGGCCTTGGAATTGATGGACGACCTGCTGAGCCCCGAGGTGTACGGCCATGCCGTTCCGGCTGATGCTCGGACCAGGGTGTTTGTGGTGCGCGAAATCCTGCGCCGTGAACTTGCCACGCTGACTGGGAACCCCAAGCTGTGGCAAAAAGAGGGCTAAAGCCACGCTGCCAGCCGGCCATTGTCAAGCTCTTGGCGCTTGGCCCGTTGACTGTCCAAGAGATATGGCCTCGGGTGTTCTGCGCAGAGCGCAGCGCTTACATGGTGGTGCGGCAGTTGCATTTGGATCGACTGATCCACATTCAGTCGTACCGGCAGGGTGCGGTCGGCGTGCCGATTGCGGTCTGGGCCTGGGGCGCTGGCGTTGACGCCGAGTACCCGACATTCAGGACGAACGCCGAGCGCCAGCGGGACTATCGCAAGCGCATGAGCGCCGATGACAGGGACTTCCTGAAGGCACGCCGCCGTCAGAGAAGTCGAACAATCAAGATCGACCCGCTGATGGCGGCATTCTTTGGGGTGAAGAAGGGTTAGGGGGTAAAAGCGTTGAGCAAGCCTGTTGCTGGCATGTCGTTGACCTCAAGAATTTTGATTAAATCAGGGTCGTAGGTCACATAGTTAACAGACCCAGGTACATCCGGAGAGTCATAGATCAGGCCAGGTATCCCCTTCTTTCTCATCATCTCTTGAATTTGAGCCTCTTTAACACCAGAGGCTCTTAGTTTTCCAACTATGTCACCGCCAAGCATGTCACTTCCGGAAATGCCAAGTTCATTGGCAAAAGATTGCACCGCTGCTGGCTGCTCCGAAATTGGCTTGTCGAACAACATGTAATTTGGCAATGCTTCGTCAGCAATGTCCAATTTGTACAAATAGCTGTCTCTTGGTAGCTTTTCCAGTTTATTGATGATGCCTTCTGCCTTTTTCGCAAACTCAGGCGAGTACTCGCCACTTTTAATAAAATTCTGACGCATCTCACTTGGAAGTTGACTCAACATTGCTGATTCAAGAACTTCCATTGATTCGTAGTCTTTGTTTTTTTCAGCAGATTTGTACAGGCCCATGACTTTTTCCTCGTAGTCTGGACCCGTTCTCGGAAGGTACTTTCCCTGAGCTTCCCTTCGTGATGCTGCGGCGTAAGCTCCTTGCGTGTAAGCAGAGCCTGTAGATGGTGCCCTGCTGACATCAAACCGGTTAAACAAATTTGGGCCGGCGTGATAAGCAGTGATGCTTGGCATCAACCCCTGTCGCTGCAAGTAACCTTCAGCCATGCCGGCTGCTGTCGGTGCAATTGTTTTTGCAGTGGCTTTGGCCAACTGACCGGCAGCCGGTGCCATTGGTGCCACAGCCAGAGCTGCTTCCAGCACATCAGGCAGCACTCGGGTCGTACCACCAAGGCCACCAGCACCACTGGTCAGTGGTGCGCCGTAGCTCATGCGGTTCAATGTGCTGGCCACGGCTGGAGCGCCGAGCATTGACATGATGCCCTGCATTTGCTGGGTACGCTCTGGCGATGTTGACGCCTCCAGCAGGTCGGCCAAGCCACCGAGGAACGGGTTGCGCGGCGTTGGTCGAATGTAGTCTGCCATCATTAAATCCTATTCATCATTCGATTCAGAATCCGATTCACTCTTGCCTTCCCACGCCATGCAGGTGCGAAGGTTGTGGCAGATGAAATCGAACTTGTGGCAGTAGCCTCGGCCACCGCCGTCCTTGTCCATCGCATCCTGCGGGACATTTTCCATCATCTTCATCATGTCCGGCGTGTCATCGAAGTACTCGCAGTTGGCGCAAAGCTGGCGCTTGGCCTGCTCAGGCTTGACCTTCCAGCGGATGGCCATCTCCTTCCAGTACTCGGTGTTGGGGCCAGCGGTCTTGGCTGGGCCAAGCGCCCAGTACTTGGCGCAGTGGTCCCGATTCTTCTTGTTTTCCTCTTTGGTGATGGGCTCCATCTCGTCATCAGAGGAAAGGTCAATTGTGAGTAGTCCGGCCATGTTATTCACCCGCTTGCGCGGCTCCAAGTTCAGAACCAAAACCAAGTTGCTCGGCCTTCTGGCGCAGGGACTTCGCCAGCGGGTCAACCTTCATCATATTTGCCTTGCTCATCATCACGGCGGCAATCTTCGGGTCTAGCATTGCCTCAACAAGCAACTGCTGGATTTTCTCATCCGGCAGCTTGTAGAGAAAGTCCAGCGGGCGTGTCATGCTGCGCAGCGTTGTGTTGCTGGCCATCGACTCGCTGAAAACTCGGCCGATCAGGTTGCCCATGCTCATGTTGCGGAAGGTGTCCGAGCCTGGTGCCTTGACGCCTGGCGCTGTAGCCGCCTGACCACGGTTGATCTCGTTGATGATGTTGTCGAGCTTGGTCTGAGCAGCCGGAGACAAGTCAGCGCCGATGTCCTCGCTCTTTGCCGCCAGTTGCCGGCGAAGTGCGGATGCGGCCAGCACCGGCTCACCCGTCATCAGGTTGGGCTGGCCAGTGGTGACCTTTGACTCAATACCTTGCAGCAGGCGCATCTGGTCGATGGCGCTCGATGACTTTGCGAACTGGCTCATGTAACGCTGAAAGCCTGGTGCGCCGGACTCAATCACATTGTCGATCACCGGCAGCAACTGGGCCAATTCACCACGGGCCAGACGGATGTTGGCCAAGTCGCCGGACAGCTTGCCACTCATGGCGTCTGTGATGTCCTTGCGCACGCTGTACAAAGCCCGTGGGTCGATGGTGCCTGTCTCTGGGTCGATGCGCTTGTTGACCAACTGCTGGACATAGGCCATCGCCTGATCCACGCTTTGGCGCTGCTTCATCGGGTCGGCCAGTGTCATGTTGACAGCCTGAAGCACTGGACCAGCCGGCACTGGTGTTGAATTGGCAAATGATTGCGTGCGCAGTGGTGCAGTCACCTCGTAGCGCTTGGTCTCCGCAGCTTCAATTGAACCAGGCTTGCCGGATATCCGGCGATACGCCTCAAGCAGCTTTTGCTGGTTGGCCGACAGCGTTTGAGCAAACGCACCAGACTGGTCCAGTGCGCGAATCGGCGTCTCAGCGGCAGCCAGACCTGGGTCACGGGCCAGTGCCGCAGTCGTTGGCCGAACACCTGGCACCAGCGGAGCGCCAGCAGCCAGATTGCGCTGCGCCTGCTCGGGATTGGTGGCCAGACGGTTCAGCAGGTTGCCGATGATGACCTCGCGGCCTGGCTCGGTGAAGGGCTGAACCAATGTCTTGGAGGCGGCAATGGCACGCTGGGTGATCGGCAGCTTGGGGCCACCAGGGGCCATCATGCCAGCGCCAAGGGCCCCAAGCAATTGAGCCGGACCGGATGCCCCACCTTCGCGCAAAGAAGCGCCCGTGCCCGCTGACAGGCCAGACGCTGCGATCTGCTGCGCTGGGTACTTGGCCATCGTCTGCAATACATTGGCTGTAGTCGATGGCATCTGGCCAGCGCCGATGGCGCTTGCACCCATCTGCGTGCCGATGCGGCCAAGGGCAGCCGGAGCGCCAGCACCACCAGCGGCGGCGCGGGCGATGTCGTATGAGATGCGCTCTTGCGGGGTCTGTGGCTCGGCCATACCCATGCGCGTCATAAGGGACTCAATGCCCTGTGATGCGGTTGGGATGTTTGTGCCGGCAGCGCGGTTGAACAACTGCACCATCGGGTCGGCAATCATCGGGCCAAGTGTGGCAACTGCCGCGCCCGTAGCCGCACCGATAGGGCCACCAAACGGAGCGCCAAGCAAAGCACCAGCCACTGCCGGCGTTGCTGCTCGACCAGTCAGGCTAAGTTGACGCATCAGGTTATCAGCCATTGACGGCTGCGGCGCTGGTGCGGCAGCAGCTTGCTGCGAGTTAATGTAGGCAATCAGCTTGCCAACAGACTCGACATCACCCGCAGCGTCAGCCTTGCGCAGTGCGTCATAAACCTCGTTCATGTCTGCCATTTAGCGGCTCCGGTTGTAAGAGTCAATGATGCTTTGGATATCAGTGGGGCGCAGGGCACCAGCAGCCGGTGGCGCGACATACGGCGTGTACGCTTTACCGGCAGACTTTTTCATGCCCTCTGTGACCACGCGCCGAGCTTCAGCCTTTTGCTTGATCTTGGCGTCAGAATCACCGACTACTGGGAAGTAGGTTTCGTACTCTTTGCGGGCCTCATCGGCACCGATTGCAGCGCCAGATTCTTTGCGCAACTTGGCGCGAATCCAGTCCTGCGCAGCTTGGTCGTACATCTGAGTTTCTTCGGTTTGACCAGATCGAGCCAATGCCCCGCCGATAAATGGCACAGCCTCGGCAACTCGGGTGCCAGCGCCAGGCTGCGATCCAGCCGGCAACTTGCCCAGAATGCTTTGGGACAACTCCATGCGCTGGGCGAAGCCGGCGGCATTTGATTGGCCTTCAGTTGGTGCTGCACCAGCGCCCATTACTTGCTGACCACCAGCGCCCATAACAGGCATTGCTGTACCGCCTGGTGTCTTGGGCACATAGACAAACCCAGTCGGAGTCTCTTTGATTTCATTCGCACCACGCAGGAACTCTTGCTGGCGCAAATTCAAGCCGCCTTGCGCAACCCGCAAGTTGGCCAACTCGGCTGGCGTCATGGTCTGCTGAAAAGCCTGACCAGCCGTGGCTTGTGACTTGTCGATTGCAACAGTCTGGCCGCCAAGGTTTTGCAGAACAATGTCACGCTTTGGCCCGAAACCAGCCATTGTGCGCAACTCGCCGCTTTCCATCTGCTGCACCATGATCGGCTTGCCGGATGCGTCAGTCACCTCAAACGGCTGACCCGTAACTTTTTCCCGTGGACTCAGCATTTCCGCGATGTCCATGTAAGCCTTGGACTTCGTTGGATCACCAGCCGACAGAGCCGCAGCCCTACGATATTGCTCGGCTTGCACCATCCTTGGATTGATCTGGGCAGTTGGAGCCTGCGCCAGTGCAGCACGCTGATTGGTCGGGCCCGTTGGACCGGCCACAGACTCTGGTGCTGCCAGTGCCGCATCTTGCTGAGTTGGCATTCCACCGGCAAAGACGCCTTGAATCTGGCCAGCCAAAGCCTGCGCACGCTTGGCCTCGTCCAGCTTGCTGCGAAGCAGCATCTGGTTGACAGCGCCGGTAGTGCCCTTTTCCTGCGCCTGCTGGCCAGCCATGACGCCTTGGCCAAGTGCTTGGCCCAAGCTGGTGCGCTGTGGTGAGCGGCCACCAGCTTGCAGCAATTGAGCGGCCATCGCCATGATGCTCTGGCGCTTAATCGCTTCTTGCTGCTGCGCAGTCAGGAGGTCATTCATGCCACTGGCGCCACCGCCAAACAGGTCAAAGCCTGTGCCGCCGGCACCGCCCGTGAAGTAATCCATAAAACCGGCCATGATGCCTCCTTAACTGAAAAGACCAAGCAAACCGCCGCCGATTGCGCCAAGGCCGCCTGGAAAGATTGCATTGCCAGCCATCGCACCACCAAGGGCACCAGCCGCTGGGTTGCTGTATGTCGGCGTTGAACTCGTCCCGCCCAAGTTGGCAGGGTTCAGACCGATGGCACCCTGCATCAAGCTCAGACGCTGCAAGTTCAGATTGCGCTGTGCGTCAAGCTGCTGCTGTGCGAACTGCTGACGGGCACCGCCCAGACCCATGAGGGCTTGGCCGGCAGCGTACTGGCCGGCAGTCTGCTGCTGACCCAAACCACCCAACTGGCTGGCCGCGCCCATGCGGAACTGAGCGCCCTGCATACCTGCGGACTGGTTGGCCAGTGCGGCCTGCTGAGCAGCATTCAAGGCTTGCGTGTAGCCCTGACTGCGCAAGTTCGCAATCATGTTGCCGGCTTGCGTGCCGTACTGCTGATTGGTCAGAGCCTCGGCCACGCCTTGACGCGAACCGCCAAACGCCTTGGCCTGCATCGCCTGCTGGCCGGTCTGCTGCACGGCAGCCTGCCGAGCCTTCTCCAGATCACTCAGGCCGGTGTTGATGACCTCCTGCGTGTACGGATTGAGATACGACTGAATGGCCGCCTGATCCGCACCGACCATCATCGGCTGGTAGCCGGCACCCGCTCGGGTAAGTTCCGCTGCGGTGTCCAGATTCTGCATACCCACGCCACCCTGCGCGGCTTGCTCGATCTGAGCCTCGCCGGCTGTGTACTGCGGGTTGTAGCCAGCAAACTGCTGGGTGCCGAGGTTGTTGGCAACCTGCTGGGCGTAGCCCAAGTTGCCCATGTACGCTTGTTTGACATCCGGATCAATGGATGTCGTGGATGTTTGTGTGCCGCCGCCCTTGCTCATATCAGTACCCCTTAAATTTGCCAACCGCATAGCACAGCGGCTCGAGAACAAAACGATAAGCACGGCCAATTGGGTCGCGCTTTGTGCCACGCATCTCAGCGCGTAAATCAAGTGACCTGTGACGGGCGCAACTCTCAAGGAACTTGCGCACCATCAGGTTCACCTTGCCGTCACCCTGCTTGAAGCCAAAATCAACCAGCGGCAAGAAAATGGCGTGGTAGCCAGCTTCGTGGGCCTTGGTCAAGTTGTTTTCAGCGTACTTCAGCCAGATGGCATTGCGGAATGACCCGAAGCCGTACTGCTGGTTCATGGCGGTGCAGACGATCTTGCTGCTGCTTTCACTTGAAGACCCAGCAGATTCACCAAAGTTAGCAGCATCTTGGGCTGCAATTGTGGCGTCATTGGATACGGTCTGACCGGCAGCGTTTACGCCCATACCAGTTTCACCAATGCTGCCACCAGTCGGTGAATCGCTCAACATGCCATTGTTTGATTGAACTTGGCCGAAATTTGCATAATCTTGAATGCCGATTGTTTGCGGGTTTGAGTAAGATGTCCCGCCGGCCTTACTTCCCATACCCATGCCCGTTTCAGATGTGTACGTTTCCGGCGTGTAGCCACTGGCAATAATTGCGCTGTTGGCAACCCGTTCTGGTGCAAGCAAACCCATCAAAAGACCTGGTGTTGTGTAAGACAAAGCCTTTTGACCAAACCTAGTAACTGCGGCCATGTTTGGGTTTGCAGCATAGTACGCAGCGTGCTGTGCATCGGTCATGTTGTCCCACTCGCTGGGCATGGCACTACCACTATCGCTACCGCCAGAAGACCCAGCGTACCGGCTGGTGTAGCTCGGTGCGTTCAGCAGGCCAGACTGGCTCATGCTTGGGTACGCCATGCCGTTGTTGCCCTGAATGCCCAGCGGCACTTCACGGGACATCAATTGCTGGCCTGTGTACGAAGGACGCATTGGACGGGCCAAGATAGCCTGCTGGGCGGCCAGTGTGGGGTCAACATAAGGCATGGGCATCGCATTGGCAGCAGGTGTAGAACCCATCGCGGCCAAGTAATTGCGGATTTCTTCTTCCGTAAGATTTTTACCACCGAGACTCATAACAACTCCTTGGAAAGAATAAACCACTCGGGTTTATATCCCTCGTCCTTCAAAAATGTTCGCTCCCAGCCCTTGCGGCCAGCCAGCGAGACCCTTGTGCATCCCACCGACTTACCCCAGCCTTCAATGTGCGAACGCATGATCTTGAGTTCGTCGAGGTCTCCACCGGCAAGGAAGAAGTGCAAATCCTTGAGTCGTGGGTAGACAACTATCTCCGTCACCACCGCCGAATTATGATTCGGCCAGAGCTGGTAACGCTGGCTCAACACACCCGCCGCAATATCGTCAAATGTGTGTGTGCCCTGTGAGTATTCTAAAGCCGCCTCGATGAATTTGCGACAGCGATTGAGTTCTGAAAATGTATCGCTCATAGTGCAGTCGCCGTCAAGACGCCAAGGTTGCTGACCACAATCTGGTATCGCGTACCGTCAGGGCTGGCCAAGATCAATCTGGTCCGGACCTCGACATCCTGATTGCGCTTGAAGTTCTGCAAGTCATCGCGCTCGATGATGTTGCGCGTCATGTTTTGATCCAGTTGATCGTATCGTTCGGTGGAATTTGGCAACTTCATCGCTTGCCACCCTGCACAGCCTCAAGCCGTGGAATGCCGAGCCGCCAAGAGTCATTCCCGTTGGACTCCACCCGCATCTTGACCTGCCGCGCCGTGAACCGGACATCGGTCGGGTTAGCCATAGCGTAAGGCCCAAACGATGATTCTTCACCGTTCGGGTAGAACTTGGTCTTGAATGTCATGCTGACCTCGCCCTGGGTCAACTCATCGGGTACCAGTTGCCGCGCTGCCATCAGGTTGTCGCCAATGCCGATCTGCACTGGTCCGGACTCAGCAAACTGGGTGGCGCTGTCGTAGTCGTAGCCGACCTCGTGCTCGTACACATAGCCGTCAACACTGACCAGCAGCGGGTTGACAAAGACGCCGCTGTCAGTTCCGCAGGTACGGGCCAAGCTGCCGATGGACCAGTGGCCCTCTTGGTAGTTGAACGATACATAGGAGTCAACTTCGTTCGAGGTGGCCGAAGGGTAGTACCACCAGATTTCGCGGAATGCACTGTTGTGGACAGCGTAAATCTTGCTGGCTTGGCTGGTATTCAGGTTGCGATACACATAGTCACTGACATCAGACGGCAGGGGCTTGACATAACCGTCAAACATCCAGAAGCCGGACCGGCTCATCCAGACCGCCATCGTGTCCACTGCGGCCACAGCCTGCTGCGAGATCAGGCCGCAGCCGCTGCCGATCTTCTCAAAGTTGTACACATACGGCTGGCCGATGTACTGACTCTGGTGGACATCGGTGTCTGTAAACAGCAGGTTTACACCCCGAACGCGCTTGCCAGCCATCAGCCTGCCGGTGGTGGCAATCTCGTAGTCGCCGGCCTGATTGGTGGTTGATGGCGTCCAGACGGTGTTATTTTCTTGGTCGCACCATGCGACCTTGCGGGGGTTGCCGCCAGCGCCGAGCGCAAAGACGAAACGCTCTGCCGTCACCATCATCGACTGGCAACTGGTGGGCGAGTTTGCAATCTGGGCCGCAATGGTGGGGGTGGCAAAGTCAATCTGCCACTCATAAATTTTGCCATCCGCATTGCTGCACCCGACAAGGTACTCGCCCCAAGTGTCCAGTGCCCATGTGGTGGCCGGAATCACATTACCGAGGTCAGGGCGGGCCACACCAAAGGCATACGCACCGTAGGAGCCGTACCCGTAGCCAATCGTCACCACGGCGTCAGCGTAGCCGGATGTGAAGCCAGTCGGGGTAATGTCCTTGATTGTGCCGGCGGTGTTGGACACATACAGGCCGGAGTGCGTGCCGATGCCGATGAATCGCTCGGCTGCATTGGTGCGCCAAGTAATCATGCCCCGAGCCTTGCCGGAGACTGTGCTGTCTGAGCGCTTGCGCCAGCCGCCGACCGGCAGCATTGAGCCCTCTTTCCAGCGCACCAGATTGGCGTCAAACCAGCGGCCAGCAGACTGGAGTTCTGTGCCGTTGCGGTAGACGCCTGGTGGAATTTGAAGCGGAATGTATGCCATTGTGACCCCTGAATAATCGCTATTTTCTCACGCCACAGGGGTTTAAGAGCATCTCAAACGGCCAAGTACAGCCCGATGTTGGCAAAGGCATAGCCAGCATAAACCACCCCCATCGGGATATTTCCTTTGAATAACTGCTCCACAGCGATCCCTGCATAGATCACCGTGACCAGAATAATTAGCCATCCGCTCATAGTTCTGACACATCGTAGACCTGACCACGGAACTCAATGCAGCCGTTGCCAAAGTCATGGACAAGCTCGGGCCACAGCAGTTGCCCGTTAAAAAATGTCAGGACGGCAAACCCTGAACGCCAGTTGGTGGGGTTGTCTTCCAGATAATCAAGGAACTGAGGGCCGCTTGGGTCGGCCAGGGTGCCTGTGTCAACCCCAAACCTGTTGCCGTTGTAATCGGCAAACGGGGTTACCTTGAGGCTGTGTAAATGTCCAGTGACAATTGACTTGCCAGCGCCAATCGTATTGTTGTGGGTGGCGTGGATGCCGCCCTTGTAACGGTGCTTGACGGCCACATTCTCGGTCGGCCAGCAGGACCAGCAGGATGTCCAAGCTGGGAAATGGTCTCTAAGGGAAAACCCTTTGACTCCCTCAAACTCTCCAGCGTTGGCCGCCAGCCTGTTTTCAAACCGGGCATCATGGTTTCCCACTGTCCAGACCAGCTTGGCCCGTCCGGCATCCTCCTCAATCTCGCCCAGGCTGGCCTCGCACGCCTTGAGTTCTTGGATGATGCTGGGCTTTGTATCCCATCCGATACGCGGATACCGGCTGATTGACGCGCCGTCAAAGGCATCCCCATTGTTAATGATGGCCTTTGGCTGGAATTCCCTGATGGCCCACAGCAAGCCCTTGAATGCGGTGCTGCGGATTCCAGGCCAGAAGTGTGCATCGCTGAACACAATGACAACCCCATTCTCGATGCCAAGCTGGTGCCGAGCCTTGTGGTTGTGCGCAGTTTGCAAGTGGTCAAACTGTCTGGCCCTTGAGTCTTCAGAATTTAGCTTGATGTGGTGCCTGCGCTCAATCGACCGCCTGCGGCCAAAGACTGCCGCCTGCTCCTGCCCCAAAGCCTTTGCCACCTTCTTTCCTGACTTCAAGTCCTGCCAAAGTGCAATAAATTCGGCATCTGTGATCTGTGGTGCTGGCATATCAATCTTTCGTCAAGACGCGCTCAAGCACGTTAATTACACGATGTTCGGCGGCCTCAATCTGCTCTGCTGATGAACCCCTGTCGGTTGCGATCTCAATTAGGTCGTGCATCAAGACGTGCAGGCACTCGTGCAAAGCTGTTTTTTTCAGGCTGTCCGGCGTGATCCTTTCAGCGCCAAAGTCACCGATGCGGTAAGTCGCCAGACGCGCAGGCTGGTTGAATTCAACGGATGCCATTGCGCCCTTGGCCGGCCTTGAGCCACGCTCAATGCGCCAGTCACCAAGCGACAACTCTTCCTGCCAGTGGTTCATGCACTGGTCAAACAAAAGCGCCTGCTCGGCGCTTGGCATGTTCTTGACTGGGTTTCGCATTCGTCGCCCCTGTTGCTCTAAAACGTGCGGAGAATACCGCAGGCTTATGACCGGCTTGTGTCAGCCTAAGTAAAAACCCTAGTGCCCGACTTATCAATAATCAGCGCCTGACGACGAGGTGTGCCGTCTGGCGTATTGGTAACGCTGACATGGGTCCACGCATCAAACTCGCGGATGATCTGGTCAAAAGGCAGGCCAGCAGCAATCACTGCACGCACCACAGCGTCCGGCGTCATACCTGGGACTCGGATGTCAGCCGCGCAGCCAATTCTGTGCTGGCTGGTGTCCTTGCTGCCTACGCTGTCGTTGACCTGCTTTGAGCGGAATGCGCTGTTCACCATAATTGGCTTGCCACCGAGCGCGGCCTTTACTTGCTCCAAGAACTCGGCCAGCCGTTGCAGGTTGGCGGTCTCAGTCTCGTTTGGCGTGTTGTCAAACTGCCGATGACTGGTGGCCGTCAATTCAGCAAGGGTGAAATGCGGGGTCATCACTTACCCTTGGCTGGCTTTTTAGCGGTCTTGGCCGACTGAGTAAATGCAGTCTTGGTCGGGGCACCCTTGCTGCCTACCTTGCGCATCTTTTCGCCGCTGCCGGCTTTGATACGAGCCTGTTTTGCGTTGACGTTGGCGTAGAGTCCTGGTTTCATTTCTTGTTCCTCATTTCCATGATGTTCTCAAGGGTCTTGCCGCCAAAGTAGGCCGACATGATGAGCATCCCCCACTGGCCCAGCAACTGGACATAGGACTCTTTGGCATCGTAGCCAAAGGCGCTCATGAGCGCGAACAGGAAGTAGCCTACAAAGATAGCCACCAGCGACAGTGGCCGGATGTTCTTGTTTAACCAGCCGTCCGTGGCGTTGTCGGATTTCCAGCGGTCAGTGACGTTGTTCTGTTCGGTCTTGTAGACCTCAGTGTCGTTCGCCATCTTGGCAAGCTCACCAGACTGGGCAAGCTGCGCCAATTCAAGCTGCGCCTTGGCCTTGGCCTCTGGGTCTGGGATGAGTTTGTCGATGAGCTTGCCGCCAACATCAAGTAGCGCTGTGAGGGGGAACATACCTAGCCTTTCTGAAAGCTGCAATTGCCAGCGCACTGGTCAAGAATGCCAAACGAAAAGTACACGATGGCACCCACCATGATGAAAAAGACAATGCCAATTAGCACAATCTCGATGACCTCATCGACCTCTTTCTTGCGCTTGGCCGCAGCTTCTTTTTCTCTGCGGGCTTCATGCGCAGACTCCACATCCATTGCCGCTGCCCTGGACTTGATCTTGTTCCACACATCAATCTTGCCGCTCTGCATGAAGAGAAGCTGCAACTCGTCTTCAAAGCGCTTGGCCTGATCTAAAGCCATCTCAATCTGGATGGCAGTACCCATGCTGGACTTGGACTTCTTGGCCGCAACCACCGCCTTGGTGGCTGTTGACTTTGCGTCAAAGTACTTGCCCAGCACGGGGCCAAGACTAGACACATCATCAACGGTCTTGCTGACCTTCTTGATGAGCGCAACCGCTGCCTGGATACCGGCCAGGGCGCTGATTGGATCGATCATTTCTTCTCACGCCACTTGAGGCACCACACCACAGAGCGGTCAGACGACCACGACCAGCGCACGCACTCAAACACTGGAGCGGGTGCTGTGATCGCTGGCGGGGGTGGCGGCAGCGCGTCCATTAGCGTGCCTTGAAGTGATCCCAGAAGGCCGCTGCCGCCACGAACAGACCGCCAATCCACAGCAGGGGCTTGGCAAGTCGGCTCAGTGTTTCCAGCACTTGGAATGCACCTTGGGCCGCAGCAAACGCAGCCGTCACGTCCTTGGTGCTTTCTGTCAGCCCATCCACCTTAGTCTCAACAGCCACCAGCCTGTCGTAGATTTCTCGGTGGGTTACATCGTGGCCGCTCACACTATCGCCCCTTGCAGCGGTGTCAAATCTTCCGTAGTCCAGAAGTCTTTTGCCAACATGATGATCAGATGGTCACGGTTACGCTGGAGGCAGTCGGCCCAGTCTTCGTCTGTCATCTTCTCAGGCTGACCTGCGTTGATGAGGGCTACGCTGTCGAGGGCGGCAGAGTAGTGCTGCGCGATTTGTTCGGGGGTGATGTTCATGCTTGGCCTTTCAGTGCTGCTACATCAGATTGGAGTTGGGTGATGATGGCGGCTTGTGTATCAACCAATGTCTTGAGTTTTTTCATTTCGTTGATGATGACAATAGAAAGCATTGAATACGGAATACTGTCTGGAAGAATTTCCCCGTCAATATCTCTTTGCACAACAACATCAGGGATTTGAGCAAATGTTTCTTCTGCAATTAAGCCAAAGCATCTTTCGCCTGTTGCCTTGTCATCATAAGAAACGGGGCGCAAGTTATATAGATTTGATGTATCAAACTCTAAATCTACGATGTTAGTTTTGTACCGCTGAGAAGATGTTTGGTAATACATCTCGCCATTTGAGGCATTAAACCGAAGGTCATTGTTTGCGGTTGCAGAACTTCTAATGTTTGGAACAAAATAACCATTAGTCCCCGCTATCCACATCCGTGGATTCCCATCCCCATCAGACAGCACGATGTAGTTGTTGGCAGTGCGAATGTCGAGACCATTTTGGTTGCCGGTGTAGCGTCCAAGGATGGTGTTATTACTGCCTGTGGTGACAGCATTGCCCGAGTTGTTGCCCAAGAATGTGTTTTGGCTACCTGTCGTGTTGGACTCCCCCGCAGTCCTGCCAATTAAAGTATTTACAGCACCAGTGGTAT